CCAAGAACTCCAATGAAGCATAGCGACCGGACATTGGCCGCCGTGTGCGCTCTCAACGCCCAGTGTTTCGGCGAGTCGGATGAGTTCTCGAATCTGGCGCGACTGCGCGACGTGGTGCGCCGGCCCGGCTCGATTCTCCTTCTTTCGCGGCGCGACGGCCGCATCATCGGGTACAACTTGATCGCCGACCGCGGCCGGTATCTTGAAGGGCTACGCATCGGCGTGCATCGGCTCTACCGGCGCGCCGGCATCGCAGCCGCGCTGCTCAAGCGCTCGATCCGCGCCGCGCGCGAGCGCGGTAAGAGCTATCGCGCGTATGTGCTGGCCTCAAACGTCCCAAGTGTCAATCTGCACGTACGCGCCGGCCTGCGCTATGCAGAGCACGACCGTTCGAGCTATCGCGAGAATCCGCGGCTCTGGTTCACGACGCCGCCGGTATCGCACGCATCGGAGCGTAAGGCCGCATGATGCTGACTGTACGCAGCGACGCAGTGACGAAGTGACCAAGAAGCGTGCGGTACGTTTACATGAACCACCGCATCCGTGAGCCGCGCCCCTCGGGCCCGGTCATCACGGTGCGTCGAGCCGGCAAGAACCGCCGCGCGCGCTACGTCCACGGCCTGGAGCTGTACCACGGCGGCCAGCGCATTGGGCGTGTCGTCTATCGTGCGGCAGGCAATCCCGACGTGACCACGCACCACGTGAAAGCGTGGGTCGAGCTGGATGACGCGGTCGAGTTGCGCGCCGTTCCGTCTGTCGATTAAACTTCCACTTCGCTAGGATTCGTCTGTCTATCACTTGCCCGGAGGGATAGGGGCATGATTTGTGTTCGAGGTTTCTTCGCGGCCCTGCTCGCGGCGGCCCTCGTGGCGTTCTGCGTGAGCGCCGCGCCACTCAAGGACCGTCGTGCCCTGGTGCGCGAGATGGTCGAGCCCGTGGCGGCACTGTACGTGACCGGGCGCGACTCGGCAGGTGGCACGGGGGTCGTGGTGCGTCGTGACGCCGAGCGCATCTACATCGTGACCGCGGCCCATGTGGTCGAGCACGCGCGCCCGGCGGCGCATCAGCCGTCTGCGGTGCTCCCGTTGATCGCTCCGCAGCAGCACCTCCTGGTGACAATCGAGCGGGTGCTGCCGCGCTACGACTTGGCGCTCGTCGTAGCGACACTCCCCGAGGACTACCCGCCGGTGCCGACGGCCGAGCTGTGCGCCTACGTGCCCGAGATGGGCGAGGAGGTGTGGTCGGTCGGTGCCGGCACAGGGCTGCTGCCGTTCCCGACCCTCGGCGTGGTCGGTGCGTCGCACGAGTTCACCTTCGACCGCGGCGACGGGCCGATCCTGGCGATTTTGCACTCGGCGTCGATCACGTTCGGCAACTCAGGTGGCCCGCTCTACGCGGTGCGCGACGGTGTGCCGTGCGTGGCCGGGATCAACTCGGGGGTCCGCGCGGTGTTCGTGGACGGCTTCGTTGTCATGCCTATTCCGCACGTGGCGCTTGCCGTGGCGGCGTCCGTGGTGCGCGACCAGCTCTGACTCTCAACCAGCCTAGGAGGCAAGGACGATGTGTGTGGACGTGGATACGCGACCGGGGGACGTTCATCGGCGGGTCGCCCCGGACGGGTTTTGGTGGGTCTGTTTGGCGTGCGGCAAGGTCTCGCGCGACCTCTACGGCGAGCACGCCGACCGGCACCCGCAGTGGGATGTGTCCTGCGCACTCAACGCCGCGTTGCTGCGCGAGGGCTCGTTTGAGTTAGACGCATGGAGGGCACGGCCAGTATGAAGCTGAAGCGTTCGGATTTTCTGATCGTGAAGCGGCGCCAGTCCGAGGGGTGGGTCGTCGAGGTGCGTATGCTCGACGGCTCCGACCGGGCGTGGAGCTGCGGCGGCTACAGCCTCGACGACGCGCTGGACCGCGCGTTTCGGGCGGTCGAGAAGGACCTGAAACAACCGATCCTGGAGGGTTGACATGCACCTGGAGCGACTGCAACCGCGCGACGCACCCGAGGGACTGATTCTCTGCCCCGAGTGTGACAACGAGACCTTTGAGCTGCACGAGGACGGCGAGGCCACCTGCTGCCACTGCGGCACGAGCTACGCGCTACGCCGCGATCTGGACGACGTGGGCGAGTAGGCCGTCGGGAAGGGGGTGCAGATGTTACGGCCGCTGTCTGACATGCAGGTTCTCGACCAGTACGCCGACCTCGTGCGCAAGTGGGCGGATCGCTTCCCGCGGGTGACGCTCGGGCCCGCCGGAGGCGTGCATTTCTCGATTCGCGTCGGCCGACGCGGTCAGCCCCGAGCGGAGAAGTTTACCCCGCTGGCGGAGTGCCGGCGGATCATCGAGGAGCTGTCGGAATGAAGACATTTCTGCGTTATCTGTGGGCCGCGCCGATCACGGTGCTCGGTCTGATCCTGGCGGTTGCGGCCTGGGCCCGCGGGGCTCATTTGGCGGTGAAGAACGGCGTACTCGAAGTGTGGGGTGCTCCGGTCGCGCGCGTCGTGAACCGGCTCCCGCGGGCGCTTCAGTTCGAGGCGATCGCCTTCGGGCATGTCGTGTTCGCTCAGAACGGCGCGCTTATGGACGAGTGGCGCGCCCACGAGCGCGCGCACGTGCGTCAGTACGAGCGTTGGGGCGTGTTTTTCTGGCCGGCTTACGCCATCGCCAGTGTTATTGCGTACCTGCGCGGCGGCGACGCCTACGTCGACAACTATTTCGAGCGCGAGGCATTTCGCACGGCGCGGAGGGGCGGCTGATGGAGCGCGACGATACCAAGCTTATTGTAAGCAAGCGGGCTGCTAACTATTCCAGCGGAGAAAATGAGCTTCAGTTGGCGTTGGGCCTAAGTGTGCCCGACTCGAAGTTTAGTCCTTTTGCGCATTTTTCCGCACGGAGCAATCCAGAAATTTCGCCGGCTGCCACTCCATCGAAAAAAAGTTACGTTGTAGAAGTGTGCCAACCAACTCCTTCTAAGAAAGAACATTTTCAAGAAGGCGCCGTACTCGTAAAAATCGAAGACGCAAAGGCTGCTAAAGAGCGCAATAAACGTCGGGAGTTGGCGAAAAGTATTCTTTCTTTTGCCCAAAAGCTGCGCTGGTAACCGCGGTGACGTGCCGGCGATTGGCCCTAGGAGCCGTCCCACGACAGAGGATCGGGGCAAGGGCAAACAGAAAATCAGGACGCGACGCCATCCCGGAGATGTTTGCGGGTGGCGGATCACAAGTATTGCTATCTCTGCCGGAAGATCAAACCGACGGATGAGTTTTACAAGGATCGGCGACGCTACGATGGTCTGCGAGCGGTATGCAAGCCGTGTGACCACTTGACGCGGCGGTTGCGCGTCTACCGCTTGAGCCTGGAGGAGTTCATGGCGATGTGGGCCCGCCAGGGCGCGCGCTGTGACATCTGCTCCAAGCGCTTCAAGTCGCGCGAGGCTGCGGTGATCGACCACCATCATGGAAGCGGGCGCGTTCGCTCGCTGCTGTGCAATCGCTGCAACGGCTTCATTCTGCCGCTGGTGGAGTCCGAAGGCGCGTTGCTCGAACGCGCGAAGGCGTACTTACTCTCGCACGGGAACATGTCGGTGAAACCGAAGCGATATAATTCGCGCAATATGCGAAATCAGACACGCAATACCTATCGTTCGCGCGCGATTCGGCACGACTTCGAGAACGGCCTGCGCGCGGAGCAGCACCGCGTCGAGCGCCGGCGCAGCGTTACGCCGCGCCGCGCCGCGCGGGGGAGTGGTCGCCGTGGGCGGTAAGTTCGCGCCCGGCCGCTCCGGCAACCCTGGTGGCAAGTCGAAGGAGGACAAGGCCGCCCTAGAGGAGGTCCGCAAGCTCGCACGCAAGCACACCGCGGACGCGATCCGGGTGCTGTACGAGATCGCGACGAACGAGAAGGGCGACCGTCGCGCGCGGGTCGCGGCGGCGAACTCGCTGCTTGACCGCGGCTACGGGCGCCCGACCCAGACGGTTGATCAAGGCGTCGGCCTCGTCGGCGGGCATCTGATCATCGACCTCGTCGGCCGGCATCGCGTTCGCGAGCCTGAAAAGAAACCACGCGACGGCGACGCAGAGTCCGACGACTAGCAGTTCCAGTTGGCGAAGCCGGTCTTTGAGTACCACGCCGCAGGCGAGACGATTGCTCGGTTCCACGCGAGCGACGCCTTCGTGCGTCTCCTTATCGGGCCGGTCGGCTCGGCGAAGTCGAGCGCGTGCAGCGTAGAGATTCTTAGCCGGGCGCTCGCGCAGCGCCCCGGCCGCGACGGCATCCGTCGCACCCGGTGGGTCGCAGTGCGCAATACCTACCGTGAGCTGAAGGACACCACCATCGCGACGTGGATGTACTGGATGGGGAAGCTCGGGCACCTGAACATGCAGGACATGGTGTTCCGGGGGCGCGTAGGGGACGCCGAGTTCGACGTGCTGTTCCGTGCGCTCGACACCATCGAGGACGTGAAGAAGGTCCTGTCACTCGAAGTGACGGGCGTGTGGCTGAACGAGGCGCGCGAGATACCGCGCGGCATCTGGGAGGCCCTGGAAGACCGCGTCGGGCGCTATCCGCCCCGCGCCGATGGCGGCGCGACGTGGCGCGGCATCATCGCCGACTCGAACCCGCCGGACCAGGACCACTGGTTCTACACGGAGTTCGAGGAGAACCGGCTCCACGAGAAGTACCCCGAGAAGTTCGCGTACTTTCGCCAGCCGGGCGGGCTCATAGAACTCCCCGATGGGACGTTCGAGGAGAACCCGATTGCGGAGAACCTGGAGAACCTGGAGCCGCACTACTACCTGACCCGCATGTACGGCAAGCCGCTGGATCACGTGCGGGTGTACTACTGCGCGCAGTACGGCTTCGTCCGCGAGGGCAAGCCGGTCACGCCCGAGTTCGTGGACTCGGTCCACACCGCGCCGCATATCATTCAGCCCTCGCGCGGTCTGCCGATCTGGGTCGGGCTCGACTTCGGCCGGACGCCGGCGGCGGCGTTTGCGCAGCACTTCCCGAACGGGCAGTGGGTGTTCATCGATGAGTTGGTGACGGAAGACATCGGCGCGGTGCGCTTCGCCGAGCTGCTGAAGGCGAAGATGAGCCAGGACTACCAGGGCTTCGAGTTCCGCGTCTACGGCGACCCGGCCGGCGACACGCGCGCGCCGACCTCGCAGCGCGACGAGGACACGTACTTCTCGATTCTGCGCGCGAAGGGCATCCCGGCGGTGCCGACGCACACGAACGACTTCGTGTTGCGGCGCGAGGCGCTGGTGGCGCCGATGCTGCGGATGGTCGACGGCTTGCCGGGGCTCCAGGTGTCGCCGAAGTGCAAGTACCTGCGCAAGGGCCTTGGAGGGGGCTATCACTACCGCCGCGTGAAGGTGGCCGGGGACGAGCGGTACGAGGACAAGCCGGTCAAGAACATCTACTCGCATATCTGTGAGGCCGGGCAGTATCTGCTGCTCGGCGCGGGCGAGGGCAGCGCGATCATCCGTCGCGCGCATCGGCGCCCGATGACGATACGACAACCGAGTTACTCACGACGAGCGCAGCGCTATGGCGGTCGAGTCTACTGACACGGATAGCCGGAAGTATTGCCGCTCCTGCGGCGTCGATCTGATGCCGGGCACCACCGAGTACGTGATCGGCGTGCATGTGGAGTGCGTCGCGCGCCTGGAGCACCGCATCAACATTGCGCGCTCGCCGGCCTACGGCTGGCGGCGCAAGACTGCGGAGGCGCCGGATGGCGGTCTCTGATCCTCGTCAACAGGCGCCGTTGCCGGCGCCGACTGACCCCGTGCAGCAGGACGACCTGTTGCCGCGCGAGGTCGTGCGCATCGTCAACGAGTACGTGCGCGAGGCCGAGGAGGCGCGCACGGAGCGCATGGCGCTCAACCGGCGCAACCGCGAGATGTACCTTGGTATTCAGGACTTCTCGCACAAGATCGAAGGCCAATCCACGGAGTCGATCCCGAAGCTCGCGGAGGCGGCCGAGCAGTTCGCCGCGTTCGTCAAGCGCGGCCTGACCTCGCTCGGGGATTGGTTCACGGTCGAGTTGCCCGACGGGCTGCCGCTCAACGGCGAGCAGGCGGCGCGACTCATCAAGACGCAGCTCGACAAGATCGGCGAGACCTTCGTGTCGCAGCCGGTGACGTTCCCGGCCTGGGTCGGGGACGCGATCAAGCAGGGCCTGCTGGAGTCGCTGATCGTCGCCAAGGTCCATTCGGGCCCCTCCGAGGTGGCGCGTCGGGTGATGAACCCGGACGGGAGCTTTCGCGAATACCGCCCGTGGCGGGTGAAGCTCGACTTGGTGCGCACCGAGGACTACTACCCGGACCCGACCGGGAAGCGCCTCTACGAGGTGCAGACGACCTGGATGGACCTGCATGAGGTCGAAGAGTTGGCCGAGCAGGGCATCTTCGATCCGACGGTCGTGAAGGACCTCCGTGGCGAGTACGACAAGCCTCGCGGCGGGCGCTCGCGCGCGCAGCAGCGCAGTGAGCGCGAGCGCGGCCAGAACGAGACCACGGGCCGGCGCAAGATGGTTCGGATCGATGAGTGTTGGGGCACCCTGGTCAACGCCAAGGGCAAGGTCGTCGCTCATCGTCAGCTCTGTGCCGTGGCGAACGAGAAGTACCTCGTGCGCCCCCCGGAGCCGAACCCCTACTGGCACGGCGAGTCGTGCTTCGTGACCGCGCCCATCGTGCGCGTGCCGCACTCGGTGTGGCACCGCGCGCTCTACGACGACGGCGCGGCGATCAACGCTGCGCTGAACGAGCTGTTCAACCTGATGCTCGACGGCGGCCTCGCGGCCGTGTGGGGCATCAAGGAGCTGCGGCTCTCGATGCTGGAGGACCCGAGCCAGGTCTCCGGCGGTATTCGTCAGGGGATGACCCTGGTGCTCGCGGACGACGCCCCGGCGCAGCAGCACGCGCTCGAAGCGGTGGACACCGGCTCGATCCCGAAGGAGGCGCTCGACCTCTACCAGATTCTCGACCGCGAGTTCCAGGCGGCGGTGCTGACGAACGACCTGAAGCTCGGGATGCTGCCGCCGAAGCAGGTCAAGGCGACGGAGATCGTCGAGGCGTCGCAGTCGGCCGCGATCACCACCGACCAGATCATCCAGGACATCGAGACGACCTTCATCGCGCCGCTGCTGCGCAAGGTTTGGTTCGTGATCTTGCAGGACCTGGAGCGTTTCGACGCGCGCGAAGTGATCGACGCCATCGGCATGGAGGCGGCGGCCCGTCTCATGTCGCTGCCGCCGGCCGAACGCTTCAACCAGCTCGCGCTCGCGAACATCAAGGTTCACGGCATCAGCGGTCTGTTCGCGCGAGCGCGCGACTTCCAGAAGCTGCTCGGGGTGTCGCAGATCGTGTTCAGCAACCCGTTCCTGCTTCAGTCGTTCATGCGCCGCTTCTCGGTGGACAAGCTGCTCGACCAGATTCTGCGGCTGGCGAACGTGCAGACCGCGCCGTTGCAGTTGACGCCGCAGGAGCGGATGCAGCAGATGTTGCAGCAGATGATGATCGGCGGCCCGCTTGGCGCAGGCGGCACGCCGCCCGGAGGCGGCGATGCGAACCCGATGCAGGCCGCCGGCGGGCCCAGCTTGCCGAACCCGGAGAACGGACCGGGCCCGCGTCCGCCGGCGGAGGCGTTTAACGAATGACGCAGAAGAAGCGATCCGCGAAGTCGATGGTGATGCAGCGTCGTTTTCGTTCGCGCGTTGAGCCGCCGAAGCGTGGTCGGCGCAGCTACAGTCGCGCGCGACTGCGTCGGGAACACGTCGAATTTTGAGCAGCGATATACTTGCGGGAGTCGTGAAATGAGCATGGAGCTAGACAAGCGCGTCGCGGAGTGGGCGGTGTGGTATCACGAGCACCGCAACGACGGCATGAGCATCGACAAGCGCATCGAGTTCATGCAGAAGACCATCGACGGGCTTCTCGAAATCCTCGCTATCGCGACGAAGGACATTCAGCGGCTAGAGCGCCGAAACGGCAACGACGAGGTTCGCCGTCTGCTGCTCCCCCGCGGCATCGTACTGCATCAATCGCTGCGATGAACCCGGAAGCTGCCGCGCTCGTGTACTCGCACATGAGTACGTTCGTCGAGGACCGCGAGCGCACTGTGATGGACCGGCTTGTCGCCGCGCATCGGAGCCAGTGGGACCCCGAGGCG